CCGTCAAAGACGCGATGCACCTTAATCCCGGCATTCGGGCGCATGAAATCGCCAAGCTGTTGGGCATTGGTATCAGCACGGCAGAAAAGCACGTTCGGGAAATTCGGGCCGAATGGAAGGCAGCCAGCGAATGAACCGCGCGGAAATTCTTGACGCGGCCAATAAGGCTGTAACCGTTGATCGTTCCGCCAAACACGGCGGCATTGAGGACACATTCAGCGCCATCGCGGCAGTCTGGTCTGTGCGCCTCGGGATGACGATTGAACCGTATCAGGTGGCAATCATGCTCACTGATCTGAAAACATGCCGCGCTTGGGTCAATCCAAAGCATCATGACAACTGGATTGATGTAGCTGGATACGCCGCCTGCGGTGGCGAGTTGAGCGCATGAACAAAATGAAAAGTGGAGGAAGAGAATGAGCCTGCAAGAGTATCGCCAATACATCGCAAGCCGCGCCACATCGCTTGCGCCGTCCGGTTTCAATGCAAAGCCAATCAACGCCAATGCTAAGGCGCATCAGGTTGCGGTTTTGGAATTTGCCCTCAATCTCGGGCGGTCGGCTGCATTCTTGGACACTGGCCTTGGCAAGTCATTTATCGAGCTGGAGTTTGCACGGCAATGCGCCGATGAGACTGGCAAGCCATCGTTGATCCTGACCCCGCTTGCCGTCGCTGGCCAGATGGTGCGCGAAGGCCAGAAGTTTGGCGTTGACGCGCGCCAAATCCGGGAACAGTCCGAGGTCGGCGCGGGCGTCATGGTGGCAAACTATGAACGGCTGGCAAAGCTAGATCCGGCTTCATTCGGGGCAATTATCCTTGACGAAAGCAGCATCCTGAAAAGCTACGCAGGCCGGACGAGGGCGCTGATCCAAGACGCATTCAAGGATACCCCATACAAGCTCGCAGCAACCGCTACGCCATCGCCAAACGATCACACCGAACTAGGCAATCATGCTGAGTTTCTGGGCGTCATGCGCCAGCAGGAAATGCTTTCCAAATGGTTTATCAACGATACGTCAACCGCCTCGCAAGATTGGCGATTGAAGGGCCATGCGGCGGCGGACTTCTGGGCATTCGTCGCGTCGTGGTCGCGTTGCGCTACGCTGCCATCGGATCTAGGCGGCGATGATACGGGATACATCTTGCCGCCCATTGACGAACATTCGCACATCATCAACGCGGATCGTATGGAAAATGTCGAGCAAGGTATGCTGTTCCGCATCCCGGAAATGAGCGCAACCAGCTTCCATGCCGAAAAGAAGCTGACGATGAAACAAAGATGCGACCTCGCCGCAGAATTGGCAAACCATGACAAACCCGTCACGGTATGGTGCGAAACGAACGAGGAAAGCGCATACCTGACAAAGGCGGTTGATGGGGCTATTGAGGTCAAGGGCGATCAAGACCCAGACGAAAAAGAACGCCGTTTGCTTGGGTTTGCTGATGGTAAATATCGTGCCATCGTCTGCAAACCAAAGCTTGCAGGTTTCGGCGTAAACTGGCAACATTGCGCCCATGCGGTTTTCGCATCAATCAGCTTCAGTTATGAACAGCACTATCAGGCCAAGCGTCGGTCGCATCGTTTTGGCCAGTCGCAGCGTGTTCGCAATGACGTTGTGATGAGCGATACGGAGGCAAGCATTTGGGACGTGATCAACGTCAAATCTGCAAAGCATGACGAAATGAAGCGCCGTATGGCGGAGGCAATGCGCGCGGCACAAAGCAATGCGTCGGTTCGGGTGGTGTATGATCGCCCCATAGACTTGGCGTTTCCAGAGTGGATCAAGGGAGAGACAAAATGAAACAAGCAGAATATCAAGGCAAATGGTATGCGGTTCACAATTCGGATTGCATCGAGGGCATGTGGGCAATGCCCGCGCAATCGGTTGATTGCATGGTCACAAGCATCCCGTTTGGGGACTTGTTTGTGTATTCAGATAACGAGCGCGATTTGGGCAATGCTGGCAGCGGCAACGACTTCCTGAACCAATATCGTTTCTTTGCTGAGGCTCTGACCCGCGTCATGAAGCCCGGTCGGGTGGCGTGTGTCCATGTTACAGACCTTCCCACGCGCAAGGGCAAGCATGGCTATATCGGGCTGGAAGACTTCTCTGGCGCGGTGATTAAGGCTCATCAGGCGGCTGGCATGATCTATCATAGCCGTGTGACGATCTGGAAAGACCCTGTCGTTGAGATGCAACGGACAAAGGCGCTGGGCTTGCTGTATAAGCAAATCCGCAAGGACAGCACCATGAACCGGATCGGGATGCCTGATTACATGCTGATGTTCCGCGCGCCGGGGGATAACCCAGATCGGGTTGAACATTGCGCTCCGGGTGACTTCAAGGCAGCATTGCCCATAGCCCGCGCGTGGCTGAAAGAGATGCACCGCCAAGGGTTGGCGTCTGACACTCCATCCGATGATGCATTAACCGAACTGATCAAGCATGCCGAATTTGACGTTTACGAATGGCAAAAGCTGGCAAGCCCGGTCTGGATGGATATCAATCAAGGCAAGGTGCTGAACGGCTGGCGCGGCGCAAAGGCTGAGAATGACGAAAAGCACGTTTGCCCATTGCAGCTAGACGTGATTGAGCGTTGCTTGCGCCTCTACAGCAAACCCGGCGACGTGGTTATAGACCCATTTAACGGCATTGGGTCGACCGGGTATCAGGCGGTCAAAATGTTCAGGCGATATCTTGGATTTGAATTGAAACCAGAATACGCCGCAATGGCTGGCAAGAATTTGGCTGAGGCTGAGGCATCGGCTGGCGGATTGTTTGACGCCGCATAACAAAAGCCCCCGGTCAGAAATGGCCGGGGGTTTATCGTTTCAGAAGATCGTCAACACGTGCCAGCAACTCATCATCTGAACCATGCAGCGCATTGAAGTTGCGTCGGCTGTAGTGATAAGCGCCCGGCCCATATTCGCGCCGATGGTGTTGCGGGCATAGAGGGACTACGCGCAGATCGGATCTAGGATTGGGCATGTGGTGGACTTCTACGCCGTAGCATCCGCACACAAGGCAAGGCAGTTGCGCCACGCGCCCCATATGCGCCACGCCGTCAACGCGGGCCTGTGAGCGCATGTAGGCTTTGCGCTTGGCGCTGACCTTGGGAATGGGCTTTCGCGCCTTGGCGGGCTGTTTTGGGGACTTCTGTCCAAGTGCCCCGCGTCCGGTCAAATTAGGCATTGTGCATTTTATTGAATGGCGGCTTAAGTTGTTTGATTAGTTCTCGTTCGCGGTTCAACGCCGCACGTCGCGTTGGTAAAACCTCCACAGTGCATTCGCAGCTTTCAGACCAAAAATTACTTCCTGCCTTGTGGTCATACATTCTTGATCTGATATTAACGGTCATTCCAATATACAAAATTTTCCCATTTTCGCTTATCGTGTATACTGAGTGAGGCTCAAATCTTTTCTTGCATCGTTCACTTTTCTGCACCCCGTATTCTTCGCAAAGTGAAATTACATCGGCAAGTCTTTCGTTCATTTCATCATCCATATCGTTGCGCCTCTGGATCAGTCAACACCACGCCAAGGCTTGTCAGATCGCGGTGGCATTCATCCATAAAGCGGCTCATCTGTTTGACGGTCATAATCCGCGTCACCGGGTAGTCATGTGGCGGGACCATCAGCTCTAACTTTTCTTCGATGGTGAAACGGTCTTTGATAAGCCTGTTCCATGCCAGCCGAAAAGGCTCATTCTCGGCGTGTAGCATTTTGACGCCATGCCACAGCTTGCAATGCGCCCGCACGTCGCTTGCGGTTCTGTCGCCAAGCTGTTGCGCCGCCTCAGCATACCATTTGAACGCCAGCGCATTTTGCTGACCTGTGCGGTCTTCGCCTGCCGTGATGTGAACCGTAACAGGCAATTGGCGCGACCCTAACAGCCGCGCCAAGCCCTCAATTTCGGATGGTGTGCGAATAACGCGCGTTACCATCAGTTCGCCGTGAATATCTTGAAGTGCGCCTCATAAACCTTGCGCGCGGCCTTCTGTGACATCTCGCTGCCGTCGATCACGTTTGCCGATGTGTCGATCAACGCATCCTCGTCGGTGATGCCTTTGGCCAGCAATGCACGCATTGTGTTCAGTATGCGGGTGTCGCGTTTGGTCGCCATGGTCAGAACGGAATCTCGTCGTTCATATCATCACGCGGCGGCGGGTTATCCGTTGGCGGCGTCTGGTATCCACCGGCGTCGCCGTTGCCTTCGCGGTTGCTTTCACGATTGCCGCCCTGCAATGTCACCTGATCGGCGCGGACTTGCAGATATGTTTTGCCATCATGTTCCCGCGTTGAAAAGTCGCCAATGACGGTAACTTTCGTGCCCTTGAGCAAGTATTGTTCCAACGCTTCGCCGCGCTTGCCGAACAGGCTGCATGAGAAATAAGTCGATGGTTTATCTCGGCCTTCGCTGACCCCAACAGAAAAGTTCAAGATTGCATCACCGCCTTGGGTTCGGCGCAACTCACTGTCACGGGTAAGACCGCCTGCGATTACGATGTGTTTCATGTGTTTTCCTTCAGAATGCTTGCTTTTCAGTCCAGACGTTTACGCCTGCGATGGGTTTGTCTTTGTGGTGTTTTTGCACATAAGCCTCGATGAAGACTGTCACGGCGTCCCGGTCATTGGCTGCGATCCAATGCAGCGCGGACCGATGATCCTCGACGGCCCATTTCGTGACCGTGCGCATGCCCTTGATGTTATCCTTGCATGCGGCCTTGGCGGCGCGCTGTGCGGCCTCTGCGGCCTCCATTGCGGCGGCGGCTTGGCGTTGTGCCTCGATGTCGTTTGCAGCGGCTTGGCGGGCCGCTTCCTGAGCCTTGCGGGTCTCTTCCCATGCCAGCCGTTCCGCCTCTTTGCGCGCGGCCTCTTTCTCAGCGGCCAGCCCGCGTTTGAACGTGTCAACCGTGGCGACCAAGCCTTTGACGATCCGGTCAAGGTCGGTCAATGTCGGCTTGTATCGTTCCTTTGCGGCCTTCCAAGCGTCATAGATCGGCTTGGCTTCGCTTTCTTCTGCCGCCTCAACAGCTTTGCGCGCGGCCTTCATATCTTTGATAAGCGCATCGACGGCCTTCATCTGGCCTTCGGTTTCAACGGCGGTTCCGTCAAGCCAGCCTTCCGCCTCGGTGATCGTGTCGCCGAATGGGGCCAAAGCCTCGTCGATTGGATCAGGTGGGCCATTGTGCAGTCTGTTGGTCATTTCTTCCTCCTCAGTATGGCAGATCGTCGCCGCCAAGATCGGCGTTTTTCGGTGCCAGTTCGGCCTTGCGTTTGTCTTTCGCCTCAACCACCCGCACGTCAGCACGCACAGTCACTGCCAGCCCGCGCCAAACGCCTGCGAGATCGTCCAAGCTGTCGGCGCTTTCGATCATGGCGTGAGCATCCACCACGGCGCGATCGTGTGCCATATTGTCAAGCTGCGGCTTGCGTTGCTCTTGGCGCGGCGGGGCAGCGGCGGCGGCGGCGTTGCCATCGTCGTCTTCTGGGGCAACGCCTGTCACGCTTTCCAGACCGATGCGCTTGGCGTAGGTGGTGGCGGACTTCATGCCTTGCATATCGTTCTTTGCGACGATCAGCGGCACGTCGCAATCAATGCGGGTCTCGCTTTCGCCGTGCATCAAGGACGTGCGCATGATGTGGGTGTCACCGGGGATCAACACGTGAAACCATGCCAGCCCGTTCGAGTTTAACGCGTGGCGGACAGCCTGCACCACGTCGGCCAGATCGGCATAGCGTGTGCCCTTTGGCTTGCCCTCGCCTTTAAAAGCGGGGTTGATTGCGCCTTTGGTCAGAGGGTCCATTTCCATCTGCGCAGCGGCAAGGGCGACAT